GATGGAGTGAATTCTTGTAGGTCACCATTAGCATTTTGAAGTTTTAGTGGTATACTAGATGCTGACACGATATCGTCTCTCTTTTAAGTTAAAAGGATTTATTGGTTAATGACAAGAGTTATTTATATAAAAAAAAAGTGCGGGAACCGAGGCATCCGCACTTTTATAAAAATATTTCTGTCAATTATTACTGTGGTGTAGTAGGCCAGTTTAAGTCTAATATACTAGACACCCCTTCCAAGTCTGAAGTGATATCACGTAGTTCTTGTCGATAACCTGCCCATGCATTCTTCATATCAAGTGACAATGGGGCGTCTGGAATCTGAGTCCAATCACAAAGAGTCAACAATCTGTTTCTTTCTATTCGGATGTCCTGTTCCAGAAGTTCTGAGTCCCATGACCAATCACCAGTCTCCGGATTCCATTCCGCATGTTGGTTTGGCGGAAGACCGATATGGACGAACTTATATTCTACCATGTCATAGGTGTATTCATTTCTAAGCTGAGACGGACCTTCACATCCATCCGGAATATTATCTTTTGTTACGTAGACAACAAGACTAATACCATCATCAACTACTGTACCATTTGATGGAGTATTGTATTGAGGGGCACTGCATCTATTGATCTGCCCTGTTCTAATTGTCACGTATGCGACGTAGTCTAACATTTTTAAAAGTCCTGTTACTAATTAAGTTTATTTATATAGATCAATTGTTACCGAAATCACCGCCGCCGCCTGGGGTAGGTGGATTGTAACTACCACCACTTTGTCTAGTAATAGTGATATTACCACCAACCTTCGGTGTCCAATTTCCACCAGTTGCTTTTACTTGTGGAGTAAATGTTTTATTAGAACCTGCGGAAGGTAGATTGTTATTAATTGTTACTGTTACTAAACTGTAAAATGCTGTAGTAGTTGATGATGAAACCGCACCGGATGAGTCCACCATTCGTATCTGTTCACCACTCTGCATTCCAGAATAATTCACACCATAACTTACCTCTGTTGATTCTATTGTTACGGACGAACTTCCTGATAGGGTTGGATTGCTCAATGGATCATTACTGCTTGATGAATCTCCCGCCAATCGTCGAATAGTGAAAGGGGTTGACAACCAAGAATTTCCAGTGTATGCTTCAAGAGTATAATTTGCTGTTGTTGCGCTCGTAGTTCCAGTTCCGCTGGGCAGTCCCGCAGCAACCGTGATTGTGGTATTACCTGAATTGTTAAAATTAAATCCACTTCTAACAATAGTTCCAGAAGAATTTCTTATTCTTCCCGCAACAGTAGCATCACCTACCGAACTAAAAGACGCAATAACATTAGCAGTAGTTGCGTTATTAGCAATATCAACACGGGTGCCTGAAGTGCCCACCACCGTTACAGACAAGTCATCATCATATAAACTAAAAGTACTTGATTGGAATAAATCCCCGTCTCCAAGTGTAGATCCCAGTCTCAGTTCTAGTGTAAAGGTTTCACCTTGCCATCCAATCTCAGAAGTACTATCATTATTTGCAGTGATTGTCATAGAGGTAGATGTTCCACTGAATGTTTTTCCAGTTCCGGATAGTTCTCCACCACCAACTGAACCTGAGTTTCGAACAACCTTTAAGTTGTAATCACCACTTATATTAACTCCAACATTGTATGTAATGCTAGGATCTGTACCTTCAGTTATCTTATTATCTTGACCTGTCGCAAGTTCTATAGTTCCTACAAGCTGTGTAACGCCAGATCCAGATTCATCCGTTCCATCGTCTCCGCTGTCGTCTGTACCGCTACCGTCAGATGCACCCGTTCCGGACGGGACCCCTGTATACATTTTGGCAGAAAATAATGCTACGTTATTAGGGAACCAAAAAATACCAGCACCCCCAACTTCGAATTCAAGAAACCCCTCATAAACGAAAGCACTAGTTGTACCAACTTGTATTCCTCTAATACGAAGACCACCCGAAGTACCGTCATAACCACCATTAGCATAAGCTGAAGCGCCAACGGCAGTATGTTCTATATTCACATAACTATTAGATTCACCATAGGTAAATTGAGTTCTTAAACTATCATATGACCAGCTACCAGATGCGGGAGCAACTCCATTTATACTAAAGGTCTGGTCATTAATAATTGCGCGAGAATCGAATGCAATGTCCTGAACACCATTTACTTCTTCGGTTAAAATCTGAATACCGTGAGTTTCGTTACTAGATAAACCATCACTGACAATCTGACCAACATCACGAACTAGGAACCAATCAAAGGCTACATCCCATTTTTGATAGGCATACCATCTTACATAGCCTCTATTTTGACCACCTATACTTCCTATTCTTCCGCCCTTGAAATTTATGGTTTTCTCATCTTCAGATAGAGTAATATAATAATATGTTGGTCCAGTCCAATAGAGCTGTAACGTCTGGCCACCCTCCGGATCAGTATAATATCTTTGATAGGTTTCCCAACCACCAGGCGGTTCTTGTGGGTTTTTAACAAACAAAAGGTCGTTGGACTGTAATGCGGAATCTAAAGTAATTTGAGTATCATTAGTTCCGTAGTCCACTACGCGCAAGTTTCTTAAATTCTTATCAGTATCTGTTACAAGAAAAGTTCCACCAGCGTCAGTACCCTCTACCTTTAATCCATATGCCATTATCTAATCCTCACTGCGATTACCCATCCGGTCTGGGTGTTTCCCGATAAATTAAAACCTGTAGAGGTTCTATTGGTAACTGACACGCCCTCATAAGACGGAATCAAATTAAAATTAGTAGATTTGAATGTTATCAATACCTGAGAACTATCGTTCGCATCAGCACAAGTAAATGTCGGATTTGAGTTTGATGCTAAATCGAAGTAGGCATAAACTTGAACATTAGTCTGTCTTTGGTTGCTTGACCAAACTACAGAGCCGGTAGTAGGATCATATACTTCTACACCTTGACTCATGACAGATCTCCTAATTTAACCCTTAGAATTCCCGCGCCATTACCACCGGCAGAATATACTTTTACTCCATCTTGACTAACTTCTGTTCGTTCTCCAGAAGTGCCTTGTTTAGCTGAAAGTTTTCTGATTTCAACTTTATCTGCATCTAGTTCGCCCGTCGTAATCTTACCACCATCAATAGTGGTGATGCGGGAACTTTGGTCATCCATGTTAACCAACTCATCACTCAGATTCTCGAAAGTCACTAAACCATTGAATGAGAAATTCTTGAAAGGAGTGCTGAAGTGTAAGTTTCCGTTCTCGGTTGTTGCGTCACCTGTCGCTGTGCCGCCTCCGGCGGTATCTTCAAATGCCGTGAATCTGGCCGCCCAGAATGTTCCTTCAAGATTCGTATCGCCTGGTGGGTTAGCAGACCAGTCGTCGGTGAGATTTACAAAGACTCCATCGGTTCCTGAGTTCCCGCCAGCGCCCGCAAACGTGAATGAATTTGCAGAAGGTTTTGCTGGACCATTTGTCGATCCATCAGCAACTTGATAATAAACATAACCAGACTCAAATCTAGGAGGAACTGTAACATCTCCAGAATCAGTTCCATCGAATACGACAGGAATGTTTTCTTCATCAACCTTCACTCCGCTGGTGTCTGGTACCCAAAGTTCTACATTTATGGAAGTAGTATTATCAGCAACATCCCATATCAATGTACCGTCAGTTGCGCTTTCAACTACTGTATCAACATCATTAGTTTTTAATATTAATGTCGTTCCTGTAAGCGCGATTGCGGGCGCCAGTCCACCAGTATACTTAAATGCGGTAACAAAAAGTTGTGATGGTTCATGTTCAGTATTATTTGGATTAGACTTAATAACACTAGCACTGTTTATTAAACGATATACTGTAGCGGGTTGGCCGGGTGCAGCTGCTTTAATTTTAGTTAGAGTAAATACGGCAGATCTATTCAGGACAGTAAAGGTTAATGTAAATTCATCAACGTTTGCGCCGACGTGAGTTATTGATGTTGATAAATCTGCGGTTGTCCAATTTACATCATTAGGTCCGCTTCCTTGACTGACACCTTCAGAAAGTGATATGTCAATGGTTTCGTTCGAAAGGTCTATTGCATCATCACCGTTAAAGGCTTGCAAAGTGGTAAACGCACCAACGAGAGAATTGCTGTATAGAGTACCATCAAATTGTGCTGTAATAGAATGGTTTTCATTGCTCAAGTCCACAACAATACCAGAACCAGGCTGTCCATTTTCACCGTCAGAAGATACCTTAACTGGTTCCGACCAAGTCAGTGTCGCGTCTGTTCCGGTGAGACCTTTGGTTGTTGCCGTTGCGCGACACAACCATAGAGGATCTTTCGCATCGTTAGATTCTTGTGGGTCTTCTGACCAACCGTCCGTTATGTTTTGGTTTGTAAATACAACGACATCATCGGTAAAACTATATGTCGCACCGACTGGTCCCCACTCACCACTTCCGTCTGCTGCTGGTTTGACCGCACTTCTTTTATAAACAGATGCGGAGAAGGTCGAGTAACCATCCTCACCGTTGTTGTGATCTTCGTATGGTTCGGACCATGTGCCACCAACATCTATAGAGTCGTCGCCGTCGATAGCGAAAGTTTGTTCTACCGCCCAGACTTTTCCGTCTGGAACTAAGGTCGCCGGAATATCAGAAACATGATCATACCACCCAACCGGAGGAGTTACTGAGTTAGGTGGGAATGAAGTGTTGCCTCCAACATTAGCACCTGACAGTTCTTGACTTGTGCCAGTCTTGGTGGTTCCTGCGAAGTTAACAACACCTCCTGTTGGTGGAACTAAAGTGCCTCCATCACTGACCGGAACATCGTTTGTTCTCGTTACGATGACCGCCCTAAATGTCGATCGACCGTCTCGGCCCGAACCACCTGCGGTAGTTGCATCTGCGGTAGACCACTCAATATTACTATCGACATTATTGTCCGCTTCTGTCAATCCCAGAGTACTTGCGACACCAGAGGAGACGTATAGTGTTAAAGGGCCATCATTAGGATCTGGGTCTGGAACATTTCTATACCAACCAGTAGGCACAGTAAACGTCTTAGAACTAAAATCAAAAGTGCCATCCGAAGGTGGTTCGCCTGGATTAGTCGATGCCCACTGATAGACATTTAACTGAACAAAACTGAATCCGTCCTCTGCATCAATCGCATAGTTAAGAACTCGCTTGATATCTCCGAATGTTAGATCTCTATCTTCTCCAAGATACCCGATCAAACTCGCAGTGGTTGTTACTTCCCACAGATCCATCGGATCGTCTAGGTCTAGTTCTGGTGGCTCTTCATACCAAAATGGAAGGCCATCGATACCATTGACCGCATCGGTGTCGGGACCTATAGTTAAGAACTTGTCGTGAGTAAAACTATAAATTACATTATTGTTCGAAAAGTCAGTAGTCGGTCTAGTTGCGGAACGAGCGTATAGTGACTTTCGATATGTCGATACGCTATCTAAAATACCTATTGTAGGTTCGCTCCAGTTTTCATCAACTGCTATGTCCGTTCCCGTATCACCTACGACACTGAACGCATAGACAGATGACCATACATCTCCAGCGGGTTCGCCCGAAGTTGGGTCCCATGTTGGGACTCCAGCATACCAAACGCCGGTGTTGCCGTCTGCGTCATCTAGTGGGGCGGGTATGTCCGGTGCAGTTTTACCAAAGACCTCTTCACCGAAGTTAAAGAAACCCCCCACTGGTTTTGGTGGTGCGGGAAGATCATCACCAATCGACCATCCAGCTGGTTTTTGAACTCTACGATAAACTGCCTTCTCGAAAATAGATCGACCATCTTGTCCATCTAGTCCAGTGCTTGTTTTCTGTGGATTGGACCAAGAGATGCTAGTATCTAATGTCACTCCTTCATCTAATCCGTTTGTAGTGGCGATGCCTGCGCTCACATACAAATCTCCCGCTTGAACGTCCACTGAAGGTGGAGTCAAGTACCAGTCATTTGGTGGAGTTAAAGGATTTTCTACTGAAGGATCAAAATCAAAAGATCCTCCGTCCGGTGCAAGAAGAACTGGCTCACTGCCGTCTTCTGGGGGTGACCATCTACGATAGATAGACAACTGTGCGTATGACTCACCGTTAGAGTTGACATCGATTAGACCAGCCAGTCTATATGGTTCTGACCAATCAGTTGCAGTGATAGTTCCCTGTTGCGATAGGTAATCTCTGAATAGGAAGTTACATGCCCATAGGTCATCGTCGCCAGTTGGGATAGTTCCTTCCCAATCCGATGGTGGAGTTAGTGTGGCTGTAGGGAAGTCGAACGTACCGCCACTAGGTGTCGTCGGTTGAGTTGGAGACCTCTGGTAGATTGTCGCTTGATAGAAAGAGGTTCCGTTTTCGCCTGGGTCAGTTGGACCACCACCGCCACCGCTGGCGTCTTCTAGGTTAGTCCACTTGGTTCCATCCCATTTTAGGACATGTCCGATCAACACTTGAGAACTAAACTGAACGTCACTCAAGTCGTCTAAGTCAGTCGGTATAGATGGTCTATTAGTTAGACTGTTATAGTCTCCATCAAAATCACTTGATCCAACATCACTCTTGTTCGCAAGTTCAATCCATTGTCCACCGTGCGCATAGTATGCGGCAGGCGGGTTGTGAACATGAGCGAACATACCATGATACGAAGATGCATCTGGCAATTCCCCAAAAGTGGCATAGTTGTTACTGTAGGTAATTTTACCATTACCAATATCAAGGTCTGCGTCCTTTAAGAATGCGCGGATGGCTGACTCATCAAAGTGAGGGTTACCATTCAAGTGTTCCGTTATAAGGGCTATAACTTCGTCACGAGTTAGACCCGCATCTAGTAATTCGAAGTTCTCGTTGATCTTATCAAACGCCGCGTTGATATTGTCCGCGAGGTTAATGATCTGTATTGTGTCGTCGCCGTGACTCATTCGTTGTTCTCCACTAGAAGGGTAAGTAATTGTTTGATCTCAGACATCTCGTTCTTCAGAGTGGTTACCTCTTCCGTGAGTGAGTTCATTCTTTCCGTCTCTAGTCTCTTAGCCTCTTTTATTTTTCTCGCCTTTGCGATCTCTGCACGGTTGGTGTTTAGGATCGCCCCTGTCTGTTTGTCTCTTACTAGATTACTGTGTCCTTCGACCTTCTGGTATTTATTCATCACGTTGCCAGTGCGATTACGCGTAAGTCACGAATGCGTGGTGACTTGGATGAGTTGTTTGATTTCATAACAACCTTGACTTGGAACGCATTAAATGGACTAGAGGTTTCCTGTGTGTACTCATACTCACGGAACACTGATATATTATCATCTGAAGGTACTTGACTATCGATAGGCATTTCTATCCAAGAGGCATTGACTAAAGAATCATCATCAACAGAAGTTTTGATATAGACTTCAAACGTTGATCCTGTCGGTCTATTCGCACCGAAGACCACTTTCAGACCGACTGAACTTTCATCAATAGTTGTAGGTCTTGTGGTGTGTTGCGCTTCCGATTGGTCCCCGATAATATTCTCTAGAGCAAGCATAGAAACTCTTTGTAGATCTATCAAAGGAGAGACCCTGCTGTCTGAAGTCTGAAGAGACAAGATAAATTCAATACTGTGACTCTGTTTGTTATCTGTAGTTGCGATAACAGAAGGATGTGATCCTGTGTTGACTTCGTTTAGTACAACATCTTGAGTGATATTTCTGTTATATGAGAGTCCACTTGAATTTGGATTACGACCATTCTCTCCATCCCCAGCATATGATGCACCCTTACATCTCTGTGATGTAGAAGACACAGATGTTCCGTTAGGCATGATAGAGGAAACTTGAGGAGTGAATTCGTCAAACATAACGTTCTGAGTCGCAATGACTGAATTACTGCCACCAACAGAAGTTGATGTAGCTGTAGTTGTCTGACCAGTTACGATAGTATACCCTGTAGAAGTCACGTTGTCAATAGTAAATGTTCCATTTAAGTCGAGACCACCTACTGAAGTAGATCCAGAGAATGTTACCTGATCAAATCTAGTGAAACCGTGACCTTCGTGTCTGACTAATACTCGATTAGAGCTTTCTGTTGTACTAAATGGAGAATCTTCCAAAGATACAGAAGGTAGATCACTGTTGATTAAATGTACAGCACCGGACGCATCAAACTCTGCACGTTCCAGTTCAAACATCAAGTCCTTGGTCTGGTCTGGCGTCCATGTCGAACCACTCTGTGACATGAACAGAGAACCAAGTGAAGGTTGTTTTGATACCTTACCTTCGTTACCACCGATGATAGTCTCGTAGGTCTGTGCTACATATACGTTATACTCAACCGACTCTGCAAGTAGGACAATCGCATACTCTTCCCCTGCGGTCAGATATACTGGTTCGTCAAACTCAACGGTCGTTCCGTTAGATCGGATACTTGCAATGTCTGTGTTAGGTGCGAGCGTGATGTCGTCTGGTTTGACAAACTTTACCGAGCCTGGTACAATAGTAGTTGTAGGTATGCCATTTTCTACTGGTCGAATTTGAACCTGCATCGGAATCGTAGAGTCTTTGCTCTGTACGTAGACGCGTACCTTGGTTAGGAAAATTCCATTTGGGTTCTCTGCCGGATCAACGAAGAACGACTGTGCGAGTGGATCCTTACGACGACGAACTCTTTGTGGTATACGCGTGGTTCTAATTGTGCGTTGGATAGACTCGATAGTTCCTGTTGATGTGTAAGGAGCGGTAGAGTTTGTCAACGACTCCGCAGCCTGTGTTCTTGTCAGTCTCGCATCTGAGGTATTTACGTTGATGTCTAAGATCTGGAAGTCTTGAGTTCCTGTACGGAATCTTAATGCGTCTGTGTTTGGAATTAAGAATTCGCCGACGACTTCACCTCTGTCGTTGGTTGTCAACTGACCTGATCCTACGATACCTGTCGCAGATGATTGGGACGATCCCACTTCGGAATCAGTTGTCGAGAACTCAACGAATGTGTTTGTTGGTCGACACCACGCAGAGACGTTTCGGTTACCGAAGTATGCCCACACTTTCGCGTTCGGACGAAGACCTTCTGCCTTGAATGATACTAGACGTGATCGCATGAATGGAATGACTTCAACACCTGCGACACGTTCTCCAACGAACTCTTGAATTGAGCGAGCAAGAGGTGTCTGTGTCGACACGGTGTCTATCATTCTTTCGAATCGATTGCGTTGCGCTTGTCTGAAGTTACCAATGCCCCCAGGCGCGTTTTCCCATCTCCACAGGTCATTGAAACCTGTTTCAATTGGTGTGCGACGTACAACGGTCTGCATAATTGGTGGCAGAGTCTGTGTCTCTACCCACTCATCACTTGATGGTGATAGTGTGATGTGACCTTCCTGTGTGATGACCGAGAACGGGTTAATGTTCATTGTACTCGTGGCCACGTCTTGTGTTATGAACGAGGCGTGAGTGTATGGTAGAGTTGCGTAGTCTCCAGTACGAGATGAACTTCCTTGCGATTCGTCATGCTTCAGTCTAACTAGATTCTCTCTGAATGATGGTTGTAGTTCTCCACTCGTGGTTTCAACCGACGCGCGATAGTCTACACTATTCACATCGGAGAAGTTAAACGAGGAGAAGTTGTCTGCAATGAATCCTGCTTTGGTTCTAGGGTTACCAGATGAATCTAATACATCCATTGATTGGGTACTAGACTCCAGTAAACTTAGAGTCGTCAATTCGTATAGACCTTCTAGTCTGTTCTCGATCTTAGCAATATCCTTCATGGTATATCGCTTATGGGATTGCTTCTCCATTGTAAGATCTGTTGAATTAAAAGTATATGCGTTAAGTCGATACACATATAGAGGTAAAGATCCTGTTGGGACCTCTGGTGGTCTAGGAGATACTGCTGGTTGACCCTGTATTACTTGTAGTTCTCCAAATCCTACATCACCGTAACTATCAACGACGTTAGCAACCAAAACATCAATACGAGGTAGATAGTACTCTACTTCATTCAAAGTAAGGGAAGATGCATTCTGTGGTAAAGGCATCACCTTGAATGTCCCATTTGAATTTCTCGATGGACGGAAATCTATAACGTCACGTAGAGATTGCGTATTACCGTTAGACATAGTGTAAGATGGTATTTCATCGTAAGTCAACTGGCCTTCTGCTTCAGTTCCATATGATGCCGCAGAGAAGAAACCTCCGGTAGTAGAATGTTCGAAGTGTTTAAATCTAATAGAGACTTCAGCACCATCCGGTATAGTATTGCCTGGCTTTAAGTTAAATCTAACAAAGTCATAGAAGTTGTCGCGTTGACCGTTATCCATCTCATACATGAAGGTGATATCGGAAGACTGATTATTAACTGTTAGAAGTATATTTTCAATCTCATACCCATCTACTACCTGAGACGAAATAAGATCGTATCCACTTGTTACACTGATAGTAGTTGATGTTAAAGTCTTACTCTTATTGCTAGGTTGTATTGTCTGATAATAAAGAATAGTGTATGTCGCGTTCGCATCAAGGTTCTCATAAGTTCCTGATAAGGTTGGGACAACATTCTCTTCAATGCCAACTCCATCTTTAGAAAGAATCCAGTTCTGAGTTTCGCGACCATCAAGGATAGAGATTGTATTATCATCTTCAGGAGACTCTCCTACCTTCACTACTTGTTGAGTGTAAGATATCTTGGTTACAGTACTTCCCACTGGACTCGATTGAGACAATGGAAATAAAAGATTGTTATCAGTAGTGCTGTATATCGTCGAACCTGAATCTGATTCACGTCTTAGTTTTAATACGGACGACCCGTCTGGGGTAACCATTTCATGAACTTCACTGAAGGACACATCAACATTAGTGACCGTATTAAAAATGTATGCTCGGAAGCCAGATTGGTCTTCTTCAATACCACGTAAGAAAGTTGAACCCAAAACATTATTCGGATCACCGTCAGATCCAATTAGATCGAGTTTACCGAAGTTCGCAATATCACCCAGACCAGTTGTTCCAGAAAGGTCTAGGTAAACCCAGTTACCGTATGATGCTGGAATATTATCTAGATCTAGTTTCTTTGAAGACTGTGCACGTGGTACATTTATTTCTGTGCGGCCGATATCTAATCGGTATCCGTCTACGTATGCTATACCTTCAGAGACATCTAGTATTAGTTCCTGATCATTCTTATCTTCGAAGACTGCGGTAAAGTCTTGTACAACATAATCACCGGATTCTTCTTTAGTGCGCTGTGCAAGCAACTTGTTGATACGGTTGTATCCATCGTGACTTGTGACCTCACGAGTGATCTCGCCATTAAGGACACGAGCAACAAAAACAAAATTATTTTCGTTGGACTGTTCGCGAGTGGATGGTGTTAATATAATTTTGTAACGGTGTGCGCCTGGTGAAGTTTGATTTACAACGTCCCCTTGGTTGTCGTATAACTCCGGATCTTCACTCTCTGTGAAAACAACTTCTTCAATTTTGAAGCCAATATCGATTGGGGTAGATCTACCATCTGCGTCTAGGTAACTAGTCCCTTCCGGATCGATGATCATTTCACCACCAACCGCATGGACGAAGTGTCCTTGAACAAAGTAGTCACCGGAAGCAAAATATGCCCAAGTCGAAAGACCCGATGCCGCTACCTCTCCTGCCTCAAGGCGATCGCCTACAGCAAACCTTGGTGCGGTTTCACCACCACCTGCACCCAGAGTGTCGGTGTATTGCACGTAGATAGTTTTGGATTCTACATCTACTGAAAGGACCTTTGCCTTAATACCACTCTCATCATGAGTGAGTGTCTGAATATCCGATGGTACTATACTGGTTTCGGTGAATCTAACGAACTCGACTTTATTGTCTACAGTGACGCCGCCTGGTTTAACTAACGCACCCTCTTTGAATACGTTACCGCCAAATCGAGAGATCTCCTCTTGGATGATCGTCTGTAGTTCGATTAACTCTCGAGCTTGTAACGCACGACCAGAATTGAATAAGACACGATGATACCCATCATTCTCATCATAGTAGTCACGATAATTAATCTTAAATGTTGTGTCAGTTACTGGTTGTGGTTTGTTATCTTCGATTGCCATGATTTATCCTAGACCGTGATGACTACTTTAATGTCTTCTTGTTGTTCCGCGTCACGACGAATGCGTGGGTGGTTCTCGATGTATAGTACCTCACCTGTGTATCGGTCGATGCCATATGTTACGGTGACGAAATCTATAACTCCAGACTTAGAGCTGTTGCTCACTTGAGTAACGGCGTGGTTAGGACCAAAGGGAGTAAACCCTGTAGTCATATTTTGATGATAATAAACTGTCTTGTCTTTAACTTCATTGACATATGCGACTGCGCCCGTTGACAAAAGACTATTATTTTCTCCGGACGGTGATGACGCCTCAACTAACTCTCCATGATCAAACGGAGCATTGTTGTTTAAGGTGAATGACGATAGACACTTATCACCTGCGCCGGTATAAGGGGTACCATCCTGTTTCTTAGGACCCCTGAGTATACCAATCTGTCGGAATGAGTTTTCTAAGATAAACCTGTTGTTCTCATCTCCGTTTGGTTTGATAGTCATTAGGACCGAACTTGTTTTGAAATCAGATGATGCGTCAGCACCTAGTCCGGTAGAGGTCGTAATAACCGGACGTGCCTTTGCATCGGCCTCGCCCTCACCATTACCACCTTCGATAGTTATTAACGCACGACTATATCCCGATCCGTATGATGTGATTGTTTTTCTAGTTGGAATATCCCCAACAGTTTCACGATATGCTAAATCTATTCTTACGACCTGTCCGTTTGTATCAACAACTGCGGTTGCAGTCGCGTCGGTGCCATCGCCTTCAATCTTTACAACTGGGGGGTTGTTCTGGTCATAACCCTCACCACCATCGGTAACTATGATACTAATGATCTGACCACCGATTGCCTTGTCGGCAACATGCCATTGCAGATCTTCAATAGAATCACCATCACTCAGTTCATCTTCTAATGGTTGTACTGGGATGTGGTTAGATGATAAGAAGGTGTATATATTTTCAGGAGTCAGAGAGAACATGTACTTCCAAGTGTACCCGTCAGATAGAATAAATGGTTTCCACTGCATGGGCTCTGGTGGTTCCAGATTGACATCTTGTTCTGCATCGGTATAGTAGTTTGGTTCTACTGTCGACGGTTGATGGGTACCAGTATCATCAATACCATGTGACAAACAAAGGTATACTTCCTTTGCACTGTTCATGACATAAAATGGGAACTCGCTACCTGTCTGCGAGACGTTATCGTCCCATCCCTGATACTTGTTTCCGTTCGTCCAGTTATATCGGCGAGTGACCATCACCGCACCTTCAACTTTCTTTACGGACTGTAAATTGTTTCTGAACTCTCGTTCTTCTGCTGAAGAATCTATAGGTGCCGGAACTGTATCATCTGAACCAAAGATATCGGACTTGCCGATACCGATGTAGTAGTCAGACTCAGGACCAAGGACACTCGCTAGAAGATCCTTCGCAAGTGAGGTTCGCAATGGTTGTCTAACAATGGCTGGCATTTCATCTTTCCTGAATAGAAATAATATTTCATATTTATAACAATTTATCAAGAACCTTTGAATAAAAGTTCTTTAATCCTTTTGAAGGTGCTTTCGTAGTCATAACACTGATACTGTTGACAGTACCATGCAATGAAACTACGTGACCTTTCTAAATCAAACCAAGACAGATCTCGAACATATAACTTCAACTGTGATAAGTGTCTAAGGTCTTTTGTGATCCAATGGTATTCTGGATAACCGTATGATATCATTGGGACATCATGCATGGCACATTCGATTCCCGCCGTACTGTTCTCTAAGATTGCAACTCTGGTCTTGGGTAAGATATCGTATAAACTTTGGAAGTCATCAAAAACTGTAACTCCATTTTCTCTCCACTCATCTATCTTAGTTTGATACTTTTCCCAGTCATCACATTCTTTCTTGAGAGTTGGATGAAGTTTAACCACAACAGGCTGTGTTCCCATAAGCTCTTCGACAATAGAACACATCTTGGTCCAATGGTTTCCAAAAGACATTTCGGTCACCGTTTGGTCTGCGGGCATTTGTCCTATAACCAAAACATGATCATTTGGAACATCTAATTCTTCTTGTAAGAAACCAAACTCATCTTGTCTGTCCGACCACTTGGATTCTCTATCATTGATGTAACTTACTACGTCAGTATTAAAGAACGACGTGCTGTCATAGTTTTCAAAGTTGGGTTTAGTGTAGGTTATCGACGAGGCCGCAGCGTATCCTATGGGGTCAATAGTAAAGTGTTTGGATGTAGGTCCCGTGGGTTTTAATATAAGGACGTTGGGTCCCCGTATAAGTCCTCTCGTGTTTAGTTCTTCTAAAAACGTGTGGTTGTAAATATAAAGATCATCGGGGTTGTCTACAATTCCCTGTTCCGTCATGTGTTGTAAACTGGGAGAGTCTATATAAGGACTTCTATTTACTGTGTATCCAAGATTAGAAAGAGCGAGGGTTACATAACAATACATCTCCGCCCAGTTTCCATATATGACGGGGTACTTATACGCGCATAGGTTTGCTATCATTTGGTATCCATAAAAAATGGGGGGAATTACACCCCCCGTTATCAATTATGTCGGTGCATTGAATGTACTACTTAGGTTTCCAATAACTACTCTTTTATCACCACCTTCGAAGATTGCCATACCGTTTTCATTTAGAACGGTACCGTTACCAGCTGTCGTGGAGAATATCAAAGCGCTCGCACTTAGGATACCCGAACCATTGCTGGTTCTTTCTGCGAAGTTCACATTAGCACCAGGCGCACCAGTCGCGGTTGCTTGGAATACTCGACCGTCAGCAACATACCACACCACGTCTCCCGAAAGAACTTCATTTCTACTTCCGAAGTTTCTCACTGTTGCGGATAGAGTGGCGTTAGATGGATTGTTTCCGCCTAAAGTGGTTTGTGTTTGGAAGACAACCGCATTACCTACATTACCAACTGGACCTTGAGCTCCACGTGTACCTGTTAAACCCTGTGGTCCTCTCGAACCG